AAACAGCAGAAGAAACAATGGTATGTAAAGACTGTGGTGATGAAATGCACAAGCCCACATCAGATTGCAAACACGATTGTGATGATGAAAGCGGTAGCTGGTGGATGCCAAAATCCGAATCAAGCTACAATGAAGAAGAAGTTAGCGAAGCATACATTAACACAAGTAAAGATGCTATTGATGTACTAGGTGCATTACGTGGCAAAGGTAAAAAGATTGAACGTGGACAAGACGATGATCAAGGCAACTTAGCAAACGCATATGCAAACGATGTATGGGATGTATATAGTTTCATTGAAGCAAGAACAAAAGGCTTTAAAGGATTAGATAAATCTGCTATGGCATCTATTGAAGCAATGATGAAACTACGTGGCGAAGCTAAGAAATTAGAGCGTGATGCAGATTCGGGTAAGAACGGCAAGTTTGGTAATCAAATTGTAAACACGTTGTACCCTGTAATAGAGTACTTATACACAACTGACTTTGACAGAAATGCCAAAGAAGATGAAGCAGAATGCGACGATGATCCAGCAATGGGCAAAGAAGGCGCACCTGCACCTAAAGAGCAAAAGACTCCATTAGGTGAGTTTATTGTTAGTTACTACGACAGAGAAGCAGGCGAATTTCCAAAAGGCGAAACAGCAATACTTACTATGATCGAAAAGGACTATGGCGAACAGTATATTACTCCTGCTAAACAGTTTATTGGGAAGTTGCAAGCAACTGTAGAACAACATCAAATGCAAAGACAACCACAGCAAATGGAAACTGAAGGGTCAGGCATGGAAGCAGATGAAGTTCAAGCTATTCTTGCCAAGCATCCTAAAGCGGCAGCGGCACTAAAACAAGGTGCTGATATTATGGACCACGACGACTTATACGATGATTTATATGCATACTTTGCCGATTCGGGTGATATGCCATATGGTACACAAAAAGCTAGAGATGGCGACCCGTACGAATGGGTACACGATAAGCTAGATTCTCTAGGATTACTTGGCGAAGAATCACAAAATATGGATAGAATTCGTGAGTTAGCAGGACTACGCTAATCCACTTATAAGTTTTATTTCTTTTTCTTTAAAAAAGACTTGACATTGTTCAGTATCTGTTATATAATAATAACTGTGCTGTAACATTAAAGGCACTGTAGCAATGTAGCTACACACTAGAACAAACATAGGCACTATTAGGAGGCATTAACTATGGCATCATTAGCAGAAATACGAGCTAAACTTAAAGAACAAGAAGTTAAAACTGGAGGCGGACAACGCACTGGCGGAGACAATGCAATTTATCCTTTTTGGAATATTGCAGAAGGTCAAAGCGCAACTATCCGATTCCTTCCAGATCGAGACGAATCCAACACATTTTTCTGGACAGAGAGACTTATGATTAAGTTACCTTTCTCTGGAATTAAGGGCGAGCCTAACAGCAAGCCTGTACAAGTACAAGTACCTTGTATGGAAATGTATGGCGATTCATGTAACATCCTAAGCGAAGTACGTGGTTGGTTTAAAGACGCAAGTCTTGAAGACATGGGCCGTAAGTACTGGAAGAAGCGTTCATACGTATTCCAAGGCTTCGTAACAGATAATCCGTTACAAGAAGACTCTACACCAGAGAATCCAATCAGACGCTTTATTATTGGACCACAAATCTTTCAAATCATTAAACAGGCTCTTATGGATCCTGATATGGAAGAGTTACCAACAGACTACACAGGTGGCGTAGACTTCCGTCTTAACAAAACTAGTAAAGGTGGTTATGCAGATTACAGCACATCAAATTGGGCACGTCGAGATCGTCCATTAGGTGATGCAGAAATGCAAGGTATTGATACACACGGGTTATATAACCTAGGTGACTTCCTTCCAAAGAAGCCAGACGCAATTGCAGTAAAGATTATGCAAGAAATGTTTGAAGCATCAGTTGACAATCAACCATATGATGCAGATCGTTGGTCACAATACTTCCGTCCAGCAGGTATGCAGTCACGTACAGGCGATCCAAATATCGCAAGTGCAGGCGGCACAGCAACTTCGAGAACTGCGGATGCACCAGTTGCAACTCCAGTAGTAGAAGCAGTAGCGGCACCTTTTGCGGCAGACGTAGCAACAGCTGAAGCATCTTTTGCGGCACCAGTTGCAGAAGCGGCACCAGCGGCAGCGGCACCAAGCGGCGATGCAAGTGATATACTTGCAATGATTCGCGCCAGACAAGCCTAAAATTAGGTACACCATGTAGGGGAGAAATCCCCTACACTACTTTGACTTTTTAGGAGAAAACATGGCTAAGTCATTCGACGTAAGCAAGTTCCGTAAGGACTTGACTAAAAGTATCTCAGGCATGAGTACAGGATTTAACGATCCTACTGATTGGATCAGTACAGGATCATATGCACTAAACTATCTTATCTCAGGAGACTTTCATAAAGGTGTTCCACTAGGTAAGGTTACTGTGTTTGCAGGTGAATCAGGAGCAGGTAAGAGTTATTTCTGCGCTGGCAACATTGTAAAACACGCACAGGATCAAGACATCTTTGTAGTACTAATTGACACAGAGAATGCACTTGACGAGAGCTGGTTGCAGGCATTGCAAGTAGACACAAGCCCAGAAAAGTTACTCAAACTCAATATGAGTATGATCGACGATGTGGCAAAAACTATCTCAACATTTGTTAACGACTATCGTGCAATGGACGAAGAAGACCGTCCTAAGGTATTGTTTGTAGTTGACTCATTGGGTATGTTACTAACACCTACTGATGTTGATCAGTTTAACAAGGGTGATATGAAAGGTGATATGGGTCGTAAGCCTAAGGCATTGACTTCACTTGTTCGTAACACAGTTAACATGATTGGCTCATTAAACGTTGGACTAGTATGTACTAACCACACATATGCATCGCAAGATATGTTTGACCCAGATGATAAAATTAGTGGCGGCGCAGGCTTTATCTATGCATCAAGTATTGTTGTTGCAATGAAGAAGATGAAGTTAAAAGAAGATCTAGACGGCAATAAGATCTCAGAAGTTATGGGTATACGTGCTGGTTGTAAAGTAATGAAGACTCGTTATGCAAAGCCTTTTGAAGGTGTGCAAGTGAAGATTCCTTATGAGACTGGTATGAATCCGTACAGTGGTCTAGTTGAATTGTTTGAGAAGAAGAACTTGTTAGTTAAGCAAGGCAATCGACTCAAGTACATTGACTTAAATGGTGAAGAACATCTTGACTATCGCAAGCAATGGTTAGGTCCTAAGCTAGACACTATTATGGCAGAGTACGATGAAAAGATGAAGCCGTCAGTAGTTGTTGATGATGTCATGGAAGATGCAACCGAAGAGCAAATTGAGGAAGCAACTACTAATGAATGATGAACAGATCGTAGAGGTATGGGTTATTTTTAAAGAGTACCTAGATAAGAAGCATATTGAAATGGCTGCAGAGCGTTATGTTGATATGTTAGCCGACTATGGTACTGGCGAAGAAGTGCTAAGAGAGTGCTTCGGTAGCTGTAACGTTTTAGATCATGCAATTAATTATTATCTAGAACTTGATACCGAAGACTCACACGATGATGAAGACGACTTAGGTTGGGAAGAATAAATGGGTTGGTATAGCGAAGTAAGTAGAGACATCAGTAAGATACCTGATGCTGTTGCATTTTTTGAAAAAGAACTGCATGAAGCACGATTAGAGGTTAAGCTATCTGGTAACGTAGAGCGCTCTGCTTCGGCTATGCCAGGCATTGTTGAACATCGCTTCCACCAGTTACAAGAAGTAGAAGCGATCCTGCACTATTTAAATATTGAGCTACGTAGGTTGCGTAGCTCATTTTTTAAGAAATATCTTGAAAACTATCAAAGGGCATTGTCAAGTCGTGACGTTGAAAAATACGTAGACGGTGAAACAGATGTAGTTGATATGGAAAAGATTATTAATGAATTTGCGTTAATGCGTAACAAATGGCTAGCAGTCTTAAAAGGTCTCGATCAGAAGCAATGGCAGATAACTAATATTGTAAAACTAAGAGTAGCCGGAATGGAGGATGCATCAGTATAATGAAATACACATTTGTAACAAGTCTTAACAACGAATATTGGAATTCGACATCAAAAGTAAATGTACAAAGTTGGGCAGAACATCTACCTGACAACGTAGACATTGTAGTATACAGTGAAGATAATATTGATGTCGGAGCAGTACACCCACGAATAATTTATAAAGAGTTATATAACGCATCACCAGATTTAGTTGCGTTTAAAGAAAAGCACAAGGACAATCCGCATTACAATGGTCACATTGGCATGAAGCAAGAAGGTGGTACTAAAGCATTTAAGTGGCGTGGTATTAAGTTTGCTCATAAAACATTTGCAATATTTGCAGAAGCTAAAGTGCAACAAGACAATTGGCTAGTGTGGCTAGATGCCGATGTATTAATGCACACACCCATGACACAGGCATTTTTAGATAAACTTTTTCCGGATCATAAAGCAATCACATACTTAGGTCGCCCGGGTGAGTACGACGAGTGCGGGTTAGTAGGTTATAATCTTAGCAACCCGATTGCCAGAGAATTTATTAACAATTTTGAAAATCAATATTTAACTGGATTGGATCACTTGCGTGAAACACATGACAGTTGGGTGTTCTTTCAGTTACGATTGTCGTATGAAGACCAAGAACCATTTTTAGATTTAAATCCAAATCCTATTAATGCTAAAAGTCCTTTTAACAACAGTGGCATAAATCAAGTTATGGTGCATACTAAGGGCAATTCTAAAGAACGTATTCAACAAAAGTTTCTAAAACGATTTGCATTAGAAGCCGCTAGAGAAGACCGTAAGAAATTAATGGGAGATATGTTAGCAGAAACAATTCCAATAGCTGACGCTACTCGTAACCATACAGCGTCAACCAATGGAGATAAAAATGACTAAACTAGATGATCACTTAGGTGGACACAACAATGTAGCAAACTTAGACTTAGGTGCATTAAGTGCGCTACACAAAGTATTAAATCCTAAGTCATTCTTAGATGTTGGTTGCGGATTAGGGGGCATGGTAGAAGTTGCTGAAAAAGAATACGGAATGGAAGCGTTAGGTATCGACGGTGATCATACAATTGATCGATATGACAATAGTAAGTTTATTATACATGATTTCACAAAAGGTCCTGTACCATTAGAAAAAACTTATGATTTAGGTTGGAGTGTTGAGTTTGTCGAACACGTATATGAAAAATATATACCAGAGTATATTACTTCTTTCCAAGCATGTAAAGTAATGGTAATAACTTATGCTCCAGTAGGTTGGGGAGGACATCATCATGTTAACGAGCAAGATGAAGCATACTGGATACGCACTATGGCATCATACAAATTTCGTTATGACGAAGCCCTTACTAAGTTAACAAGAAAAGAATCAACACTTAATTGTAAGTACCATAAAAAAGGTCGTAAGGCATTTGTAAAAAATCGAGGCTTAGTGTTTATTAATGACAATTAAAGTTGTTGCAATTAAAGAATTGCTTTGGTCGTGGCATCCAATTCCTTCAAGTTGGATCGTAGTACCTGCATCGGACTTAGATACTATTAATAGTGCTGACGTACTTGTGCAAGCAAATATTAAACAAAATAAGAAAGAAAGAAAGCTAGGTAAGTTTTATAACATTATTGAAGACAGTAATAAGCCTTGGATATGTGTTGAGAGTGCTGTGTTTAGACGTAACATGCCACATCCTGACCCTGGCAAACCTGGCAAGTCTTATCATAGATTTAGCTGGTATAGTTATTTCCAAGACGAAGGTTATTATAATAACATTAATTGTCCTGACGATAGATGGAAGCAAGTAAAAGCTGATCAACAACTTGAGGTTAAAGATTGGCGCACAAAGGGCGAGTATGTATTATTAACATTACAACGTCCGGGCGATAGTAGCTTAAAAAATCTATTAACAAAGCATGGTTCGTACAAAGGGTTTTTAGAGTTTACTATAAACGAAATTAAAAAACATACTGATAGAAAAATATTAGTAAGGCCGCATCCTAGTAGAAGAAACGACCAATTAAAAATGCTTGCTGACCTAAACTTACCTGGAATTGAAATAAGCAACAACGTATCAGCTGAAGGATTTTTATCTGGAGCAACTGCATTACAAGCTGACTTTGATAGAGCATGGGCTGTTGTAGGATTTAATAGTAACGCACTTACTGAAAGCATTATGGAAGGAATACCTACATTTAGTATGTGTCCTAGTAGCATGGCTTGGGATTGCAGTAACAAAGACTTATCTACTATTGAATCTCCATTAACGTTTGATAGACAGCAGTGGTTAAACAATCTAAGTTATTGTCAATGGCGCGAAGATGAATGCATTGCAGGATTACCTTGGGAACACTTAAAGCCGCTTTATCCAAATCTACTAAAGAACCATTAAGTGCTAGTATAAGTATTAGTATGAATGTAGTATTAGTCACAGGTGGATTTGACCCACTACACAGCGGGCATATTGCCTATTTTAAAGAAGCAAAGAAATTAGGCGATCGATTAATCGTTGGCCTAAATTCAGACGAATGGCTTGAGCGTAAGAAGGGCAGGGCATTTATGCCTTGGAATGAACGCCTATGCATTGTAAACAACTTACAAATGGTAGACGAAGTTTTTACATTTATGGACGATGATGATTCTGCTATAAATTTTATAAAACAAGTTAAAG